TGGTAATGCCAACATATAGATTTTTTAATAGTAAAACAAAAACAGAATTTGAAGAATTAATGACCATTGCAGAAATGGAAAAATTTACAAAGAAAAAACATATTACTTTATTACCACCAACACAAATGAACATTGTAGGAAGTGTAGGTCAGATAGATAGCAAGACAGATAGTGGTTGGAAAGATCATCTAAATCGTATTGCAGAAAAACATCCTACCAGTCCATTGGGTGAAAGATATAGAAGACAGGGCATAAAAGAAGCAAAGACTAGATCGACTTTAGCAAAGCATAGAGCCAGAGCGAAAGGAAAAATATAAATAATAGTAGAAAGGCAACAGCGCCAACAGTAGGAATATCATATACTGGTAAACAGAATCCGAGGTGTAAGCTGAGTTGCCACTCATTAAAACGGTGAAAAAATTATGGTAAGTAAAAAAAAGTTAAATATATCGTCATCAGAATTGAATACGATAAAACCAATAACCGACAATCAAAAAGAGGTATTTGCCTCTTATGAAAAAGGACAAAATCTTTTTCTATATGGTGTAGCAGGAACAGGTAAAACTTTTGTTGCATTATACAATGCTCTAAAAGATGTGTTGGATCCTAAATCACCTAGAGAACGAGTATATATTGTTCGCTCATTGTTGCCAACCAGAGACATAGGTTTCTTACCTGGCGATGAGGAGGACAAGTCGTATCTATATCAAGTGCCTTATCAAAACATGGTACGATTCATGTTTCAACGAGGTTCAGATGCAGAGTTTGATAGACTATACACAGATTTAAGAAATCAAGGAACGATAGATTTCTTATCAACAAGTTTCTTACGAGGTATTACAATCGACAATGGAGTAATTATTGTAGATGAGTGCCAGAACTTAAACTTTCATGAGTTAGATACAATCATGACAAGAATAGGTCAAAATACAAGAATAGTGTTTGCTGGTGATATCCAACAAACAGATTTAACAAAAACAAATGATAGAAATGGCATATTGGATTTTGTCAATATCATGCAGGCAATGAAAGAAGTTGATTGTATTGAGTTTGATCTCAATGATATTGTAAGAAGTGGTATGTTAAAGAGTTATCTAATAGAAAAAATAAAGGCAGGATTACACTACAATGAGTAACAAATTTTCAGAAGCATTAGAAGTAATATTACATCACGAAGGTGGTTATGTAAATCACCCAAAAGATCCAGGTGGTGAAACAAATCTTGGGGTCACTAAAAGAGTTTACGAAGACTTTGGTGGCGAAAAAGAAATGAAGGATTTAACAAAAGAAGATGTTGAACCTATTTACAAAAAAAATTATTGGGATAGAGTGAAAGGTGATGATCTACCAGAAGGTTTAGATTTATGCATCTTTGATTTTGCTGTTAATGCAGGTCCTGGTCGTGCAGCTAAATTTATACAACGATTAGTAGGCACAACCGTTGATGGTGGCATAGGACCAAATACATTGAAATGTATTGACGACTATGTAAAAGAAAGTTCTGTCGCAGAAACAATTGAAAAATACCAATCTATGAGACAAGAGTATTACGAAGGTTTATCAACATTCGAAACTTTTGGTAGAGGTTGGACAAGACGAGTTGACGAAGTCACACAGGAGGCTACAAAGTGGATCCAATAATACATACGATTATCGCTGTGGGCAGTCTCTACATTGCTTACAAGGCAGGTAGATACACAGCGGCAAAAGAGTTTGATAAATTTGTTAAAGTCTTTCAACAAATACAGAAAGACGCAAAGAAACCAGACCCTTTTTTTACTAAAGATTAGGCCTTGACTTTTTAGTCAAAGCCTGATATAATACGATACTATACAAATACAAGTGAGCATATAATGAGAATAATTACACATAATCCGCCTACAAAAGAATTACCACCCCTAAAAGCCAAGAATGTCCATGGCAAAAGATTTTACGAACATCTAGAGACCAAAGATATCTATCCTTCCATTACCTCTGTTTTATCCATACGAGATAAAAAAGGTTTACATGAGTGGCGCCAAAAAGTTGGCGAAGATGTTGCTAATCATGTAATGATACAAGCCGCCAACAGAGGTACTGCACTTCATAATATGGTTGAAGACTATTTAAATAACATAGACATTGATCAGGTAGAAAAATATCAAAAACAGTTTTTACCTAGAATGATGTTTCAGGTCTTAAAGAAAGAATGTTTGATTGACATAAATAATATTAGATTACAAGAAGCACAAATGTATTCCACGGACTACACTGTAGCAGGTAGATGTGATTGTATTGCTGATTTTCAAGGCACACCATCAATCATAGATTTTAAAACATCAAGTAAAGAAAAAAAAGAAGACTGGATTGAAAATTATTTTATACAAGGTTCAGCATATGCAGAAATGTATAAAGAACATTTTGATGAGGAAATTAGTCAAGTTGTTATTTTAGTTGTAACGGAAGAGGGCACAACACAAGTGTTTAAGAAAGACAAAAAAGATTATCTACCTAAACTCAAAGAAGCCGTAGAAAACTTTTACAAGTGGGTAGAGAATGAAAAAAATTAATCTAATACTAGCAACATTACTGATAGGGTGTACATTTACATTTAAAAACACTAACGCAGAAGCACATGATGAACAACGAAATTGGTTTTCTCCAAATGAAATGCAAATGACGAATGTGCCTGTGTATTGTGGTAATTCAGTTGTTGTTTTAACAAAGATAATGCAAGACTTCAAAATGAATTTAGTTCATAGTAGTGATGTAAGAACACAAGGTCAAATGTCTGGTTCTTTAATTGGCACAATATCTTACTGGTATAATATAGACACAAAAGTGAGTATCTATTTAATGACGATACCACAAACAGGTTTATCGTGTGTTATGGCATACGGTTTAGCATCAAAGTTTCAAGAAGACTTAATGCTCGATATAGTGAATGAGGAAATAAAATAATGGGAAAACAAAGTGAAGAATTTTATAATTTATTAGATAAGATGAAAGAAGTACATGATATGAAGCGACACGATTATGCTTCACAAGAAGATGTATTTAAAAATTTTAGAACATGTGAAATGGCTGGCATACCTGCATGGAAAGGTGTGGCAATCAGAATAGGTGATAAGTTTAGTCGTTTAATGTCTTTTGTTAAACAGAATGAACTAAAAGTAAAAGACGAGAGTATAAGAGACACACTAATTGATATGGCAAACTATGCTCTGATTTGTGCTATTCTATATGATGAGACAAAACAAGAGGATAAAAATGACACCTAAACAATTCGCATTAGAAGTAGAAAAACGAGCAAGTAAAAAAAGAATAACACATATGGAAGCAGTATTGGATTATTGTGCTGAAAAAGAAATAGAACCAGATCAAATTACACATTTAATCAACAGAAACCTAAAAGATAAAATTAAAATGAACGCACAGGAACTAAACTTTTTACCTAAAACAGCAACACTACCAGTTTAATGAATGAAGGATACGAAGCATACAAAAAATACTTGGCTATCAAGCTACACTTTACGAAAGATGATTACGACTTTTTCAGATACAATGGTGAGACTAACGCAAAGTATGAAACATTTATTCAGCGAAACGACAAATACTTTTTTGTTAAGGCTGGGAGAAAATACGGTGATCGTATTGTGGACTTTTTTGTTAGCAATTTCGTCAGTAATAAATCGCCTTACATAAAAGATATGAATAGTGATGTATATTTTGATAGACAAAAAAGAATTGATGGATTGGCATATTACTTCGAAAGAGATATGGAACAGTTATTAAGAAAAAGTGAAAAAAACTTTAACAAGATTTTTAAAGTAATCAGAGGACAACACCCTATATTGATTAAAACATATTTGGCAAAAAGAATATCATTAGAAACATTATGTATTCTAAATGATTTATTAAACTACACTAAAAACTTTAGTAAAGAAATAAAGGAAGATATCATATGGCCAACATTGAGAAGAAAGATAGAAAAGTATGGACCTTTCATGACATACAACAAAGAAAGAATGAAGTTGATTCTAAGAGGCATGGTGTGACAGAAAATTTATTTGTATTAGGTAATGGTGAAAGTCGTAAAGACATTGATGTCGAACTATTGAAAACACAAGGTAAAGTATGGGGTTGTAATGCTCTATACAGAGAACATGAAGTTGATGGTTTAATTGCTGTTGATCCTATGTTAGAACATGAAATATATCGAAGTGGATATGTTGATCATAACAAAGTTTATTTTAGAGACTGGGATGATCTACCAGGTGATACTGCTGAATCAATGATAGAGGCAACAAAGACAGGTATGAAAGATCCTAAAATATCTGAATGGAAAAGTAATCCAGAAGGCATCTATCAAAACTTTGTTATTCATGGTTCATCTACTGTCAACAAAGATAGATCAAATAATCGTTGGAAAGGTGATGGATTTGAAAGTGTTTATGTTACATGGACTTATGGACTAGCAGATCAAAACATTACATTATTAAAAGATATTATGAATGATTATTATGCATTAGGTGGCTGGGAAGCTGATAATGCAGGACCAGAAGATCCTGGTTGGTCATCAGGTGCGAGTGCCATGTATATTGCATGTAAAGTAGAACAACCTAAGACTTGCTACTTGATTGGTATGGATATGTACAGCACCACAGATTTTATTAACAATCTTTACAAAGGTACTTATGGGTATCTGTGTGAAGACGAGAACTCCATAACCCCACAAAATTGGGTAGTACAAATGGGTCGTGTTATGGTTCGATATAAAGATATACAGTTTATAAAGGTTAATCCTGATGAAAGTAGTAAAGTATCAGAGAAAATGCCTCAATGGGATAGTTTACCTAATCTATCTTATATGAAAAAAAGTGAGTTTTATGCCAAATTATCCCTTGACTTTTAGTCGAGAATATGGTATAATAGAGTTATCAAGCAGACATACCCAGGTTCGAAACTGGTGTATCCGTCTGGCCGAATATTGCTTAAGAGGGCAAAAGGCATATTCTTGGAGGGTTATGGCCGAATGGCTGAAGACACCAAGGGTAGTTGTAAGTAGGGACTATCTTCTGTATGAGATGGACTCTTCCCGGAAGCTTGTGGGTAAATCCATGAATCCCACGGCGGGCTTGATAAATTTTACAGCAATAAGTGAAAACTTTTATATATAGTAATGTCGCTAATATAGACAATACAAATACAACGAATACTAAGGAGATACAATGTCATTCGCAAATTTAAAACAAAGTCGTGGAAACTTCGACAAACTAACAAAAGAACTAGAAAAAGTTTCAAATCCCCAAACAACAACAAATTCATCAAGTGATGATAGATTCTGGAAACCAGAACTAGATAAGACTGGTAATGGTTATGCCGTTATTCGTTTTTTACCTGCTGTAGAAGGAGAAGAATTACCATGGGCAAGAGTATGGTCTCATGCATTTCAAGGACCTGGCGGTTGGTATATTGAGAACTCTTTAACAACACTTGGTCAAAAAGATCCAGTGAGTGAAGAAAACTCTAAACTATGGAATACTGGTTCAGAGGCAGATAAAGAGATCGCTAGAAAACGAAAAAGAAAACTATCATATTTTACCAATATGCTTGTAATTTCTGATCCAGCACATCCAGAGAATGAAGGCAAAGTATTCTTATATAAATTTGGTAAGAAAATTTTTGATAAGATTACGGAAGCAATGAAACCTGAATTTGCTGATGAGAAAGCAATCAACCCATTTGATTTTTGGGAAGGTGCAAACTTTAAACTAAAAATCAGAAAAGTTGATGGTTATTGGAACTATGACAAATCTGAATTTGAAGGTCCGTCTAAAGTAAAAGAGACAGACGAAGAAATAGAATCATTGTGGAAATTACAAAATCCACTGAAAGAGTTTTCTGCTACCACAAACTTCAAATCATATGACGACTTGAAAGCCAAGTTTGAAAAAGTTGTTTATGGTACAGGAAAAACCGCAACAGCAGATGAAATAGATATCCCACCTGTAAGTGCTGTTGAGGAAGTTAGTGAGCCTAAAGTAAGTGAACAAATACCTCAATCTGAAACCTCCCCTAGTGATGATGACGAGGACGATACTATGAATTACTTTAGCAAATTAGTCAACGACTAATCTCTCTCCTGTTCACTAACAGTAAGGGTTGTGCCTTAATCCACACGCCGGCGCCCATGGTTAGGCGCCTCCTTTTATTATAAATAGTCATATGGAATTATTTTTTGATATTTTAGTGAAGTTTGGTTTACCTGTAGCAGCTGCTGTTGTTATGGGTCTTTTCATTTATATTATTTTAAAGTATATTCTTGCAGGCGTTGTTAGTCAAGTAGGCACCATTACTATGTTAATATCAGCATTAGATAATCGTATCAAGACCATGAATCACGATATGATTAAATTAGACATATTAATAAGTAGCGCTTTGAACTTGCGACCTGATTTAGATAGAATATCTAGAGCAGACGGAAAAGAAGACGCCAGAAAAGATTAAATGGATATCGTATCATTATTGGAACAGTATGGTTTTGCTACATTGGCTGCCGTTGCAATGGGTTACTTTATATACTTCATTTACACATTTGTTACAGCACAGATTATTGAAAAACTAGACAAGGCACAAATGACTACAATTGCCTTGATAGACAGAATAAGAATGTTGGACAATGATCTCATCAGGTTGAGGTCTAAACTAAACACCGTTCTTGAAATGAGGGAAAATGAACAAAAAGATAGCAAAGAAAAGCGTAGAGATGCAGAGGGCATATCTTGAAGGAATTAAACTTGCAGGAGGTATTCTTGCAGGTGCAGTATTTGTTAGTTTCACAGTAGTGACTATATTACACTTTCTAGTATTATAAATATTCTATATGAAAGCACTAACAATTACGGTGCTAGGACTGTTATGTTATGTGCTTTCGACACCTAGTTTCGCAAGTGAAATTGTACATGAATTTTCCAATCCTTCTTTCTCAGGTGTTGGATATAGTACCCATGTCCTATCACTTGAACAATTAAGATATAGTAGAGAAAAACAAATCAAAGACGATCAAAAGTCTGCTGACGCAGCTGCTGAGCGTGATGAAAATAATACTACGATCAACAAGTTTATTAAAAATGTTGAAAGTAGAATTTATGCAAACTTATCTAAACAGTTAGTTGATAATATGTTTGGAGAAGAATGTTCAGGCACTTGTCCTACATCAGGATCTGCTGAGATAGAGGGTTCTACAATCTATTGGGTTAAAGATACAACCACAGAAATAATCACATTAACAATCACACAACCAGATGGTACTACAACAGAGATGTCTGTGCCAATAGGTGATTTTAACTTTTAATGAAATCTAACATGTTTAAATTTGCCATAGTAATGGCCTTTATTTTCTTGTTAGGTGGTTGTGCAGCAACAACAAATCTAGAAGATGGTTTCTATCAAGGCGAAACACCTTACACTATGGAAACTGACACTATAAAAAGATTACAAAAAATTCCAGAATTAGGACAACCACAAATTACAATTGCAGTTTATAACTTTCCTGATAGAACAGGACAAAGAAAACCTAATACAAAATTTAGTCAATTATCTACGGCAGTAACACAAGGACCTGAGGCATGGGTTATCAATGGTCTTAAAGCAGTTGGTGGACATAAACCTTGGTTTATAGTTTTAGAAAGACAAGGTCTTGATGCATTAGTAAAAGAAAGACAATTAATCAGATCAACAAGAGAATTATATGATGGAGAGAGTGATATAAAAAATCAATTAAAACCTCTAAAGTTTGCAGGACTTATAGTAGAGGGTGGTATTGTAGGATATGATGCAAACACTACATCTGGTGGTGCAGGTGCAAGATATTTTGGCATTGGAATGAGTGAACAATATCGTACAGACCAAGTAACAGTTTCGCTTCGTTTAGTTGCAGTACAGACAGGAGAAATCTTGTTGACTGTATCAGCAACAAAGACGATAGCGTCATATTCAAGTGGTGGTGATGTATTCAGGTTCCTTGACATGAGTACAAAAGCCCTTGAAATAGAAACTGGTGTCGCAACAAACGAGCCAGTCAATTACGCCATAAGAACTACAATCGAACATGCTATTTTTAATATGATTCATGAAGGTGTCGAGAAAGACTTATGGAAATTTAAAATAGAGGAGTAAAGTAATGTACGCTAAAATAATCGCAATATTGATGTTGTTTGCCTTACCGGTAATAGCGAATGATATCTATGTGACACAATCAGGTGCTACGCTTGACCTCGACATTACCCAAGACGGACAAAACAATACAGTAGGTAATAGTACAACATCATCAAGTGTGATTGGTGCTACTACCACTATCGACATTGATCAAGTTGGTAACTCGAATGTTTTGACCTTTGATGTAAACGGTGCGACTTTTACTGGTACTTTTGATGTAACTGGTGATTCAAACGATATCGATTTCAATTGTGATAGTGCAGGAACTAATTCGTCTTGTGCTACTGCTACTGCTTCAATTACATGGGCAGGTAGTTCAAACGATTTAGATATCGACATAGGTGAAACAGCAGACGCTTCAAATGCTACCGTGACAGTAACAGGTTCATCAGGAAGTGACAGCAATGTTGTTGCTGCTACTATTGATGGAACATCTGCTATTCTTACATTAACCGTAAACGGTGATACAAATAATTATTTAATTGACATAGATGGTGATGGTGATGTTAACGGACACACCTTTATCCACACTCATACAGGATCTATCGCTGATGTAGATATCACACAATCTGGTGTTTATGATAATATGATTACATTGACGACATCTGGTGATAACCATGACATTGATATATCCCAAACTGACTAAGTGGACAATATTAATATTAATATTATTCTGTGCTAGTCCGTTAAGGGCTAGCATAGGAAATGTTGACCAAGTAGAAGGCAACGGTGTTATTGATCGTAATAAAACAGACATTACGATTGAACAAGAACTTTCCATAGAACAATACGACACAGTAAAAACAGGCAATGGTAAAGTTGGTATATTGTTTGTTGACGATACAAGAGTTGATGTTACACAACACAGTAAACTTATCATAGATGAATTTGTATATGATCCTAACACAAAAAAAGGTAAACTAAATTTATCAGCAAAACTTGGCACAATAAAATATGCGTCAGGACAAATTGCAAAAACATCAAGACAAGATATAAAGATTACAACACCTACAGCAACGATAGGTGTTCGTGGCACAGATTTTTCTATGACAATAGATGAACTAGGTGGTTCTACAATTATATTATTACCAAGTTGTGATGTAAAAGGTAATTGTCTTGTTGGTGAAATATCAGTAGAGAGTGCGGCAGGTCAAGTTATACTGAATCAAGCATTTCAAGCAACACAGGTTACTGTGCCAGAAAATCCACCAATGCCTCCTGTCAAACTAGATTTAGAATTAGATATGATTAACAATATGTTAATTATAGCAAAACCAAAAGATTTAGAAGAAGAAAACTATGAAAAGAAAATAAAAGAGGTAGCTGATGCGTTAGATATAGACTTTTTACAATTTGATGATTTAGAACAAGATTATCTGGAAGAAGAAGAAGACTTATATGTAACAGGACTTGATATAGATTTCTTAGAACAAAACTTTCTTGCCGACATACTTAAACAGATTAATGAAGAACTTGCGAAAGAAATGCGATCAGAATTTGATAAACAAAAAACAGTAGGTGAAATAAAATTAGGTAAAGATCCCGTAACAGGTGTGATTATATTAGACGAAGATCCGCAATGGGTGTGGATTAGAGAAGATGCATCAGGTGGTTATATAGAACTAAGACTAGATAAAGAATATGGTTATTTACTAAATATTATACAAGGAGAGTTTGAAATGTATAATTTTGAACTTGGTGGTCAAGATAACGACATTAATATACAACAGTATCAATGAAAACATTTAAAGAATTTACAGAAGCGCCTAGAATCCCTAGAAAAAAAGGGCAACCTGTAGGCAGTAAAAAACATAGTGATTTATACACAGATGAAAACCCTAAAGGCACAATACATGGTCTTGGATTTAAAGATGTTAAGACAGCAGAGGCAAGTGTAAAGAAAATAGAAGGTTCAGGTAAATCTCATGCACATAAAATACAGGCCGCAATTGCAATGGAACAAAGAGCAAGAGTTATGGGCAAAACAGCAGAAGCGGCAGTATATCGTAGTTATATTAATAAGATGAAAGAAAAAACAAAGAAGAAAAATGAAGAAACAGAATCCAATCGCCAAAGACTTACGAACACCAAAATATAGGAAAAGAATTGTTAAAGACAAAACTAAGTATGATAGGAAAGATATTAAAAGAAAATCTCCTTTTGTTGTTTCTAATGGCGTTCTTACTTATATTGTCAGCCGTGACGAGTCCAGTTAGAGCAAATGAAATATATGTATCACAAACAGGTTCAGGTAATAATTTAAATTTACAGATATCACAAGACGGTGAAGACAATAAAGTAGATATGTCAATTGGTAATCACACAAATAATACAATTGAGATAGAACAAAAAGGTGATGATGGTTATGTTGGGTACACTTCAGCGTGGGGAAGTGGTTATACTTGGGGTGGCGATTTAGATGGCAACAATAATAGTTTAAGTATTAAACAATTTTGTAATCAGACACCTTGTGGTGGAGATAGATTTGAATTTCATATTTCAGGTTCAGATAATGATGTTGACTTTGCTCAAGGTTATCATGTAACAAACACAGGCACACTTTTAGCTACTGATGATTATGAATATGGTGGTCATTTTGTAAGATTAGATATTCACGGTTCAAACAATACATTTTTAGGAAGTCAAAGGTCAAATAATTCAGGACACGAACATTCAAATATAACAAACATATATGGTAACTACAATGATGTTTATACAAGACAAGAAAGTAACCAAGATAAAACATTAAATTTAACAATCAACAATTCTAATAATGATGTTGATATGATACAAACAGGCAGTGCTACACACAGCGCTACAGTTACTATAAGTGGTAGTTACGGCACAGATTTAGATTTACTACAACAAGGTGGTACAGCGCAATCATATAGTTTGACACAATCATGCGCTACTGTTGGTGGTTGTTCAGTTTCAGT